AAATGGTTGTTTCTGGTCAGACTCTGCCCGTGAAGGCCACATGTCAGTCAAATGACAAACCACAAGAACGCAAGAAGGGGCCGGTAACCGTTCCGGCCTCCTGGAAACTGACGACCCAGCAGAAGGGTTTTATTGATTCCTTCGCTGATGCCGACGATAAAAAAAGCTAATCATTCAATTTAATATTTCGGTGAGTTTGCAGTACGTTCTTTTTTGTACTCGTTAATAAATACACCACAGCAATAAGACCACTGCCTGAATAGGCAGTCAGAATGAATAACTATGGGTGTTAATATAATGAATACGAATCGTAACCTGAAATACTGGTCATGGATGGGAGCGTTTACAGTTTCAGTCCTTTTCTGGTGCCAGCTGGTCTGGATGCTCATCAAATAATCCTCTGATAAACCCGGCGCTTACGCCGGGTTTTCTTTTTTCTGCCTGTCATGTTTCCCTGCCATTTATCATTTCGGGTTGTTATCAAAGCGTTACGTTCTGGTTGTGTTATCTTTATAGACAGACCCTGAGGAGTATCAGGGTTTCGCAATCCCTGTCATTTTCTCCATTTCAACACTCTAAACCCGCGTCATTACTGAGTTTGTGATTTCTATTAACCGTATTTCCTAACATCATTCCTAACATGATTTCTCTTATTGCCCTCCAACTACTGGCACTACTTTCGTCTTCCTGTCATATCTCGCAGTTTGGGATATCAGCTTGTGACCAGAAATTGTTTGCTTCTCCTGCAGAGTGCCTTCGAGATCTGAAATCCCCTTAGCCTTGAGGTCGTGGAATGTGAAATCGAATGAGATATGCGTGAATTTTTCAGCCGCAACTTCACGTGCGGCGTTCCAATGATTATTAAACGCACCTCTCTGATACCTGGATCCATTTCGCTGGCGGAGCACATAGAGGCTACTCACTCCCGGTTTAGTAGGAAGACCACCCGCCATAGCGATGGCCGTCGAAAGACGATCCGACCAGGCTTTTATCTGCTTCTTGCCTGTCTTACCCTGGCGAATAAAAATCCCGTCATCCAATAGCTGTGATTTTTGCAGGCCGAGAACGTCAGCCTGTCGTGCGCAGCATAGATATGCAATCTCCATTGCTACCTGAACCAGGAGAGGGGATACGCTGTACAGCGCTGCGTATTCTTCATCAGTAATGTATCGCTCTCGCGCATCCTCTGAAAATCTTCTCACGCCTGAGGTGGGGTTTCCTTTCACCATTCCGCGTTCATAGCCCCATGTGTAAACTCTGCTCAGAAAGCTTTTTTCTCTGTTTGCCTGAACAGGCGCAGCCGTACCCCTAACATCTAAATACTTACGTATATGTTCCGGTTTAATCATATCGGGGTGCATTTTCCCGAAGACTGGGATCAGCTTTCGAGAATATTTTTTATAGTCCCCCTGAGTTTCACGGCTCAGGCGGGAAAAATCTGCGCTGGCAAAAAAATCCGCAATCAATCCTGCCGCACTTTTTCTGTCCGCTGTGTCCAAAAGCTCGCTCTCGTAGCGAGCCCAGACAAGCGAGATCGGGGAGTCTAGGGCGCAAAGGGATATAGACCCACCGGTCGCTGGGTGAAACTCAAATTTACTTTTACCCCGATACACTCGAGGTGGGAGGATGTTATCTATTGGATTTTTTCGTTTTCCTGCCATTTTGCACCGCGTCAAAGTTTGGGGTGTCATTTGCTGGCTCCCGGTTTTCAGCCAGCCGTAAGGCTAGCGGATTATTGACGTGGAACCAGGTCGTTCTTGGAGAGCCATTGCGGTCTGGGCGAAACCATATTCCAGCATGTGTTAACCATTCACACTGCTTACCTTTACGCGTATACCCCGTGAGCTCGCGCATGGCGTCAGTAGTTAGAATTTCACTATTCAAAACCATCATCCTTTCAGATGGCCGGACAACTATACTTAGTAGCCCGGCAAGATATTGATGACCAGTAATCAGCAATCCCAAAGCCGTCAGAGCACTGTATTAACGACTTCCGCGTATTCCTGCCTATTCATCACATTTGCGTATTTTGGATGTAGCAATCCCTGCCAGCTAAGACATGTATTCACTTAGATGCTATTTAGTTAATTAAGGGCTGTCCGTTACCATTAAGAAGGACTTCAACTGTTTCGGAACAAATTAATGCGCGCTCTATAAGGCTTGAGATGTATAGCCCGCGCGTCACATTAGCGGAGGCACGATATGTACGACCGTTATGTTTCACTAAGGTGCCCGGTAAAATTTCTCCACGTGGTTTTAAATCTGTTCCGTAATGCTGACCTTTCATAACAATGCTCCGGTTATTTGCTGGTGGCTGATTAAAAAGGGCGGTACCAGAGGCATCAGTTAAGGCTTTTTAAACCTGGTACCGCCAAGACTACACACAGCAATGGCACAACATGGAAGCGCACTCCGCCATCTAACAAACCATTCCCCAACAGTGAAAGAGGGGCGGAATACGCTTTCGTGTTGTGCGAAACACCTTGTCCGGTGCTGGTGTGGTATTCACTATTCATGATCAGCGCTTCGGTGTGGTGCGTCTTGATGATTTGACGCTTCACCGTTTCGCAGCATCCCTCCCACACTGGCAGACTCAGGTTGTCCGCAATGCACTGTATTGAGTTCTGATAGCTCATATCGTCTTCCAGCGCTTCGACGTGCATCGCTTCCATTTGCGCTCGCTTTGTCAGGGTTATCGAGGTCATCACCGCGTATATATGCCAATCCTTTCCTGATGCATTGAAAGTCCCGTCGAATGCACCGTCACTCCATTGCGCATTGGTCTGCGGGTTTATGCTCAATAGGTATTGAATGGCTTTGTCGATTGCCTCGTTCATTTCCAGCGCTTCTTCATGCTTTGCGTGCCATGTTCGGGCCGCTGGGAGCATACTTACAGCGCCAGCGCATCCCCAATAAGCGATAAACGCCCGGTCATTCAGCACTACTCCGCGCTCATCCCACTCCGCGTTCATTTCCAGCGCTTCGGCGTGGTCGGCCTCAATCGAGTCTTTCGCGTCACGACGCAGCATTTCAACCGCTTCGTGAATCACCTTGCGGAAAGCTTCACAGGTCCGGACTTCGTTGATTGTTGGATTCAAGAGCAGGGTGTGGGCGTGGAAGATACGCATTTCTGCCTTACCAGCTTTAAGCAGGGTATCGCGATTCCAGACGGAACGCGCCAGCCTCAGCAGTTGGAGAATTTCATTGTCGTTAGCTTCATAGTTGAAAGTGCGAGTTACTTTAATCATTTCGATTTCCCTCATCGTGGCCTTATCGCGGCTAACGGAACGTTTTTTACTGAGTAATCACCGCTGGGTGATTGCTTGATGTGCTTAGATTAGATATGTCTAACTTTATCGTCAAGATGTTTTGTTAGATAAAACTAACATAAAGGGCGTAAAAAATCCTAACTGGTTGATAGTTAGGATATTATTTATTGGATTGGCGTTCTCTGGCTTTTAAGAGTTCTTCGAACAGTTTGTTAAAGTTTTCGACCCTGGCCCGCATTTCCATTAGTTGAGCATCCTGCTCTGATTCAGGTAACGCATCAAATAAATCAACCAACTCTTTATGCTTTCCGGTCAGTTGTGGCGCAGCTGGTAGCTCATTGGCAGGAGTGGGGGACTGCTCGGCATCACCAAACATTAACCAGGTAGGTGTGCATGATAAGGCTTTTGCGAGTGAAAAAAGGCGCGAACCTACAGGCTGTGTTTCATCGCGTTCCCACTGTGAAATAGTGACGTGGGCAACCCCAGCAAGCTTCGCGGCCTCTCGCTGAGTTAGCTTAAGCTCTTTGCGTCGTGCAAGAACTCTTTGTCCAAGGGTTTTGTTTTCTTTCATCGTTAGACAATTCTAATTTTAATTGACTTAGGTATCCCGCGCAGACTATTGTTAGACATACCTAACAAATCGGAGGCAACATGCTTACTTGCGAAGCACTGCACTTCTTCGGCTCCAAAACAAAGCTCGCACGAGCGGCTGGTGTCGAACTTCAGTCAATTTATAAGTGGAAAATGTTGGTGCCAGAAGGCCGTGCACAACGTTTATCTGAGGCATCTGGCGGCGCCCTGAATTACAACAAAGAAATTTACGACCAGTACCGCCGGGACCGCCGTAGTGGCAAGAAGATTAAAACAGCAGTGGTGGGAGCGTCTGACTAATGGATATCAAACTTCTTGCCGTTGAGCTGGAGTCCTGGGCAGAAGGGCGCTGGAAAGCGGTTGTTCCGATGATAACAAAACATCACTACGGTGATTTGCTCGAGGTGCTGGAAGGTATTTCTGACGCAGACGACTACACCCGTCGACTGCACAACAACACGCAGCGCATCCAGCGTGCATTCCGCAAGGAAACTGCGAACTACTTGAAGCAGGCGTGTGAACTTGCACCAGCAGTCATGGCCGCTATCGAAGCCGAGATGCAGCAGCTGCACGACGTACACAGCCAGATTGCCAATGCCAACCGTGAGTGTACCGAGGCAACCAATGCTGTGCTGATGAGAAAGTCTAAAGCCGTTATTCATCGTGAGGGCATCGAAGCAATATCCGCTCTGGCTGAGTTGATTGGCATAAACATTGACCTTTCGCATGCTCAACAGCGCGCGGGATAGTGCAGGAGAAAGCTATGCACAACACTCACGAATTAGTAAGCCGCATGAAAAATGCGATGCAATTCCGTCTCCTCGCAGAACCTGAGGATCTACGAACAGAGCCTTTCCCTGGAAGCCTGTATCGCGACGAACGCGGATGCTTGGTGAAGGTTATTCGGTGTTCACGACTTCACGTTGTTTATCACCGAGAGGGATACAGAGACCCTATAGAGATGGCGCGGCGAGAGTTTAGTTTGACGTTTACTGAGGTGAGTTCGTGAGCACATTAATTCAGCTGCTTGATCGCCCCATAGCGTATCAGCCCGCTTTTGCTCAGATAAGGGTGGGAAAGGTTAAGGCAGGGCCAACAGCGGCAGTTCTGCTCTCTCAGTTTGTCTACTGGCATAACCGCATGGATGGCGACTGGATGTACAAGACGCGAGAAAACATCCGCAAAGAGACAGGGTTAAGCAGAGATGAGCAGGAAACTTCGAGGAAAAGGCTGGTCGCATTAGGCGTGTTGGAAGAGCAACTTCGAGGTGTCCCCGCGACCCTACATTACCGGATCAATTCTGAACGCCTTGAAGAGCTTTTATTGTTCTCAGCCAGCGCGGAATCTCAGTTGGCAGCAACCCCGCCAACTAGAAGGAGGCAACCCCGCCAACTAGATGGCGGTAACGCCACCAACAAGATGGCAGAAACCCAGCCAACAAGTTGGGGCGAATCCTGCCAACAGGCTGGTGGGGATCCCGCCAACTTTCATACAGGAGATTACACAGAGACTACACAAGAGATCACACAGAACTCTTCGTCCGAGAATTCTAACGAATCCTCTGACATAAAAAAAATATCCGGGAATGACGCTGTTACTCGCAAAGGCAAATGGGGAACCCCGGAAGACCATCAGTGCGCTGAGTGGATCTTTGGTCGCATCAAGCGACTTTACGAACAGGCCGCTGAGACTGATGGCGAAGTTACCAGGCCTAAAGACCCAAACTGGAATGTTTGGGCGAACGAAATTCGTCTGATGCGAACTATCGACGCACGAACCCATCGGCAGATTTGCGACATGTTCAAACGAGTTCAGGGCGATCCGTTCTGGTGCCGAAACATTCTCAGCCCTGGGAAACTCCGTGAAAAATGGGATGAGTTAATTCTACGACTCGGGCCAGGTAACTCCAGCCAGCCATCACAGCGCGATGTAAACACCATTTCAGAGCCAGATAACACAATCCCTGAAGGCTTCAGGGGATGAAGATTCAAACAGGAGAAATTATGGAAACTGTACTTCAGGCCCTTGGGGCCATGAAAAAGGCGACGTCGATCGAAATAGCAGCGCGCACCGGAATCAGCCGGAATGAAGTGGTAAATCAGCTTTGGGATTATAAACGAGATGGGCTGGTTGCTCAGTACGGCATGAGCTGGTCGCCGGCAGATCCGAAGGTGTCCACAGAGCAGGACACTGTAAAAATCAGCGAGGCCATGATTATCGATGCCCTGCGTAAGCGCGGTGCGCAATCGACGGAAGAGTTGGCCAAGGTTCTATCAACCACAAACCGGAAGGTTGCCGCCACGCTCGCTATGCCGATCAGTAAAGGGCGAATCACGCGCGTCAGCGATAACGGAACATTCCGCTACTCCATCGCGGACGCCACCTCCGAAACCAACGAGCCAGACGTAGCCAAAGATAACAAACCTGTCAGTGTCGCAGCCGTGCTGGATTCCATCACGCCATTCGCCGCGGCATGCCCTGATGATCTCATTGTTCCGACAGTGCGTGGAGTGAACCGCGAGCTGCGTCGCGCAAAAGCCAAGGTGGTCAAGCTTGAGCGGCTGCGTGACGCGGTCCGTGAAATTAGTAAACACAAGCGTCTCATCCAGGAGGTGATGCTGTGACGGCTGGCGTACTGCTTTGGATGGTCTGCGTGGTGCTGGTACTGCTGGTGGTGTGTGGCATTTCCGCGATGTTAACTGACGGCTGCTGGGGGCGTGACGATGACGACTGGTACTGAAATGCCGCGTTGCCCGACCTGCAACCTGATAACAGAGTTTGGGTTCAAAGCTAGGGCATTCATCACCGCGGGAGTGCTTAAGTGCCCCTACAACCACCACCGAGCCGAGCAAAGTTTTCACTCCGGCTCTTCGAAGTTGACGATGAAACGCCTGCTGCGCGAGCAGTGGGATATGCAAATCAGCAAGGTTAAGGCAGGGGAGGAGACACAGTGAAAACATTGACAGCAGGTCAGGCGGTGATGGCGTTCTTCGAGACGCATGAAACCGCCACGGTAAGTCAGATTAGCGAGATGTACACGGACGTTAGTTACTCAGGCATCGCATGGGCTCTTAAATCCCTGACAGACAAAGGCCAGGTTGAAGTAATCAAGATGCGAACAGGCCGTACACCGGCGATCTACCGGGCGGGTAGGGAGCTGGCGATGGAAGATTTGCCGATTACTGAGCAATGCCGCCGCAACTGGCATGGCTATCACATCCACAAGATATTCGGCAGTTCCCGCAAAGTAAGGGCGTGAAGTTCAGGGTCGCCTCCCTAATCCTAAGTAAATATCTTTGTTCATATCTCATATAGAGAGTCATCTATTTGCCCGAATGTTACTCCATTTTGGCGAGATTTAGGGTTAGGGGGGCTTTACGTTTGTGTGTGAATTTTCAACAATTTTCATCATTGCCTTATTGGCATAATTTGAAGGAGAGGTATGTTAATTTAAAAATAAACAATTCTATCGGTTATCATTTCGATAATGGCACATAGGGTTTAAGGTCTTCTTAAGGTTTGCTTCATACTCGAAAAATATTTCCCAACATGCTGTGCCTACTATGAATATTAATATAAAACCCACCACTGCTACGGTCATATTAGCTTTTCTAAGTTGCCTGATTCCGTTTTCTGCAGATATAGGTCTGCCTTTGTTTCATGGGCATACTGTTACAATGATTGAGAACTCACAGGCCATATTACTCTTACTGGGTGCTGTGCTCACCTTCAGTTATATGAAACCATTTCAACTAACTGAGGGATCCAAGCAGTTCTGGTTGTGGTCTGTTTTGTGGTGGGTTGTGCTTTTGGGTAGAAGTACCAGTTGGGGGCGAGATTATTTCCCTGAATTACCAAAAGTAGTGTTTCGAAGCATTTCAGTGATCCTCATTGCCAGTCTTGTCCTTTCATACTTGCTTTCATCGCAATTACGTCAAGCTGTTGCTGTTCGGTTTAAAACGTGGAGCTTCCCTTTGTGGACCTGCATGCTAGTTGTCACCACGTTTTTACTGGCAGATACGGTGGAGCATCATCGTCTCTTATCTCCGATTTTCCTTCATGACTTAAACTATCAGGATCTCATTGAAGAGTTATTTGAGACACCATTTATCCTTGGCTTGCTACTGATTTCATCGGATTTTATGAAACAAGATATGCAATGTGAGACCTCACAAAATGACCTTCAGTTAAGACTAAATACAACAGTCAGTTAATAATGTCAGTTTGTTTTCCTTCAAAATGTACGTTTCGCAAGTTGGTGTAACGTAATAGAGCTCAGGGTGCCATCGGTCTTTGTGCCATTGCTCAGCATTTTAATTGCACTTATACCCGCTTCGGCGGGTTTTTGTTTATGGTGTATTTGAATTCTTTGCGTTGTAAGTACCTCTCATCTTTTACGATTTCCGCATGGGTCATGCTAAAAACAGTTCAGTTTTATAAATTACAAACAAATAAAGTTCACTAAAACACTTTGTTGCTCCTTTGGTTCGATTAAATTTACAACGTAGGTTGAGAGGGGAAGGGCAGATACTGCGCCTGGATACCACCATTAGCAATAACCACGACAAGTTTGTTAGCGATAGGTCAGGACTGGTCATGTGTCATCGCAGGATTAAGCGAGTAGCCGCAGATACAGTGGGAAATGTAAGGATATATTACCTTTGCAATCATGCTCTTGCGCAAAAGGCGCTGATTACTGGGTAACAGCAGGTTAGTACGAAATTAAATTGTTACTGTATCGTGTCACGAGGTTTGCAAAAACCCCTCCAGTAATTTACTGTGTATATATACAGTGTTTCTGAGGGGGAGGTTATGGGTGGCAAAGACAGTAATTACACAATTGTCTATCGGGGCGATACGCTTGCCCGGATGCAGGAAGGGGAATGGGTTATCTTCCAGCGGGCTAAGGCCTATGGCGGTGGCTTTTGGCTCGGTCGAACATACAACGATTGCTTCTGGCTAGAGTTCGACAAGCCAACATGCTTATCCGATGCCATCACATACATCATCTCCTACAGCTCAATGCTCAACATGAAGCAAGAGTTTGATGACGAATTTCGGCTGGTGTAATCGTCAGGTTAGCTTTGTTGATTGCAGGCTTATGGGTTTGAACCTATTAGTCTTCGTCTGTCGCTCGGTTTGATGGCATTTAATCTGTACCGCAAATCAGACAACGACAAAAAATGCATCTTAAATGGAATTTCGCGCGTTCGGATCGACCGGGAAGATGGCGCCCTACGCGGGTTATGAATTTTCATTTGGAACATCTTATGTTTATCAAAGAGAAAATGGTCGCTATATACGTCCCGGAAAGACTGATTCCCGGCATCTGTAGTTTTAAAGGGGATATTCTATTGAGTATCAACCGGTTGACTGTAGAGGGAGGTTTTAGTCTGAAAAAGGGCGAGTTTGTAACCTCTGTGGATCAATATGAAAGGATGCGAACCATGGTGGGTTTAAAAGACGAGAAACGTAGTTATAATAAGCCCCAGGAGCTGAACCCTCCTTCTGAGTAATCGCTGCGCCAACAGAGTCAATTATGATGGCGTACACACATGCTTTAAGACCTTCGCACCGTTCACCCCTGAGCGGTGTATATGCTTATGCTGGTGGCCCGGCATGAGTAAAACTAAATGCAAAACCAAAGCTGAAAAGCTCCATCTTGCTCGTGTAGCTGAGCTCGGCTGCATTGTTTGCCGGAATCTTCACTACGGCGATACACCCGCTGAAATCCACCATTGTAGCGCTGGTACCGGTGTTTCCGGTCGCGCCAGTCACCACAGTGTGATCCCACTTTGTCATGCCCATCACCGTACTGGTGGTCATGGCGTTGCGGTACATGCAGGGCGGAGAACCTGGGAAGATAAATTCGGTACCGAAGATGCACTTCTGACGCAGACTCTCATTGAACTGGGGGTCTTCTATGCGTAACCGCTACCAGATAATCCCAATCGGGAAACCCCGCATGACGGTCCGCGATAAGTGGAAACAGCGCCCGCCGGTGATGCGCTACCGCGCGTTCTGCGACGAAGTTCGCCTGCACGACATCCAGATCGCTCCTGCCAACGCGCACATCATTTTCATCATCCCTATGCCGAAAAGCTGGAGCCAGAAGAAGCGCAACCAGATGGACGGCCAGCCACACCAGCAGAAACCCGATATCGACAATCTGACCAAATCGCTACTGGATGCCCTGTTTGACGATGACTCCCATATCTGGGATGTCCGGACATCAAAGGTATGGGGTGAAGCCGGGCAAATTATCATCGAGGACGCAAAATGAATCTTGAATCGTTACCGCAATACTTTTCACCCAAATCGATGATGCCAGGCGCAGTACCATGCGGCATTACCGCTGATACTTTGACCATTACTGATATTATGGCTGCACTCGGTTTAGCAAATGCGAAAGCAGGTGTGGGGATAGAACTCTACCTTGCCAAAGCTGGCGTTCTGAACCCCGCTGACATTATTGCCTATATCGAGCAGATAGCTCTTTCACGTTCAGGTCGTCACGCAACGCTGAAAAGAATGGATGATCAGCAGAAGCATGATTTTCTTCGTATCCTTGCAGGTTATGTATTCCGTGATTACTCCATGAGTGCGGCCAGCCAGCTTCAGTGCAGCAACTGCACCGGAAGCGGTTTTATCGATGCTGAGGTTTTCACAATGAAGTCCTGTCGCATTCGTGATACCTGGATGCCACAAGAACAGGGAAGGGAAATCGTCAGGGTGATTTGCAAGCCATGTAACGGCAAAGGCCATCTCAAAAATGAGTGTCGCTGTCGTGGCCGTGGAGAAGTGGTCGATAAGAAGAAAACCGAGCTGCAAGGTCTGCCAGTGTATAAAGCATGCCCACGCTGCAAGGGCAGAGGCTACCCGAGGTTAAAGGATACTGAGATATTCAAAGCGCTGGGGGTGACAGAAACGACATGGCGTCGCAACTTCAAACTGTTTTATGAAAGGCTTGTTGAACACTGCCACATGGAAGAGGCCTACGCCGAGAATGTGTTGAAGAGCATCACCCGGTAATGTGTTTCAGCTCAAAGCAGGCGCTTCTCTGTTTTGGAGAAGCCCTCTTTTAGCTAGGAAGCAGACTATTAGCTATTTAAGAAAATGCAAATGTTGTGGCCAATTTTGTCGATCACATCAGCGTTACATATGGTTGGTCCTGAACGAGTCCCATAGTCGTTTGAGACCAGTTATATTAAGTGGGGTAAGTGGTTTAGCAATGATTCTTCCATCAAACGTTTTTGCACCAAACCATGTGCAGTTATCAGAAAAATGCACGGTAAGGGTATCGGGATTAATAGCCATTTTTCCTGAATCTAACAAGCGATGTAAGCAGGCAATTAGAAGTAATCCATTCGATGTATTATTATTATCACCCATGCTCAGAGGCTCGATATGTGCAGCCTCTAAAGGTTCAGAGCTACCGGTTATGCAGCACTGATTAGAGAAGTTCGAAGCCACACGTTTCGCAAACTCGGCCTGGTTAATACGTGTTTTTACGGTGCGTTCGGAAAATAGCGCTTTCTCTTCCACATCTTCCTGTAAGACCTGTTTTTTGAATGCATCTCTTTGCATTCGCTCTTCTTTCGCCCGACGAACAAGGTTGTCCCCTATTTTAGTTGGCTTATAGTGATCAGTATCGTCCTCGGACACTTTCGTCACGTGTATCATGCTTGCAGTATCTTGTGACGAGTGTGTTTCGGGAGCGCTTGCAAGTGATTGATTAAACTTCTCAATAAATGCCACTGAACGTGCTGAATCCTTCGCGAGACTGTATGCCTCACCTTGCGTCATTGTCCGGAGGGCTATTCGATATGCTTCAGCGTTATAGGTAGGAATATCATCTAAAGGAGATGGGGCTAATTGCTTTCGTAATGCTTCTCTGATCTCTTCTTTATTTCTGTGTTTTTTCAATTCAGCGTCAATTGATGCTACGTTGGCTAAACGGTGTTGTTCTCGTGATTCTAATTTTTTGATGGCAGGTTGTGAATGTTTCTTTTTATAATGTTTATAAAATGCTTTGGTTGTACTGAATTTTGAATGACATATAAGGCATGAAACTGATTGGTCAAATTTGAAAACGGGTTTTTTTTTAGACATTGAGTTGTCAGCAATCATAGCTTCAGATTGTGGAAGTGAAGACTCAACGTGTTCTGAAGAGACACTTACAGTTGAAGGCGTGTCCAGAATATAGTCTTTTATAATCATTTTATGTTGCGTTTCTAGATGAATTTCTTTATGAACACTGTTTGTCATGTTCTTTGATTTACGTTGAAGCTCCAAAATACCATGAACCTCAAAATAATTCAGAATATCCTGCTCGCGAGAGTGTTTTGGATTATCTGCTGGAATATTTTGATTTTTTATTTCCTGAAAAAATGCACTCTTTGCAGTTGCTAGACTTTTATTTTTAACAAGATCGTTACATGCCACAGCCATGGCATCAAGATAAATAGCATAGGCCTTATGGGTAATAGCCATTTTCCGTACTCTCAAAGTTAATGAACTCGTTGCATGCATATATTAACTTGAAATCAGAAACCATGCTGTGCATTTATTGGCAAGAGTACCCCCTGTTTGATTGCTTCAATTTTATTTGCTTCTGGATAGTGCTTACACTGCCTCCCCTGTTGTGAGTAACTCCCGCGTTTAGCTATTGGAAGATAGTTTTAACCCTATGTTGTTCTTGCAAAGATGGCGGATATTGGCTAGTCTCATCCCAACGATGGGAATCTATGCTCATAACGTTACGAAATTTCAAACCTCGCCTCGGCGGGGTTTTTTGTATGTTTAGGTTGCTTCGTATGTTTTCGGTAAGGATCATAAAATGAGCACATTGCAAATCCTATAAAGCAGGGGTGGCTTGTTGGATAATGTGCTTTTTTTATAGGCAGTTACATTCTGTAAAAATCATATCATTTACATTGTTAACTATTTTACCTAGTCTTCGGGTCTGGCCCTTTAGCTCAGTTGGTCAGAGTGCGCGACTCATAATCGCTCGGTCGCTGATTCAAGCTCAGCAAGAGGCCACTAGCTCATCATGAAGTGCGACAAGCAGAATGTTGTAGTACGAGGTGCGAAGCCTCGATGACGGTCCAATGCCGACTTAGCTCAGTAGGTAGAGCAACTGACTTGTAATCAGTAGGTCACCAGTTCGATTCCGGTAGTCGGCACCAAACGCGGTCATCGTATAATGGCTATTACCTCAGCCTTCCAAGCTGATGATGCGGGTTCGATTCCCGCTGACCGCTCCAATTTTAAAACCTCGCCTCGGCGGGGTTTTGTCGTTTATGAGGCTGGCGTTGAAAAAATGGACTTATTGATGTGAAAGCAGCTAATTAACCACTATCCAAACTAATAACTCGCTTTTACAATCGAGTCCCATTCGATTGAACAAGGATGTACTAATGAAAAAAGCTCTATTAGTCGTTGTGGTTGCTGGTTTATTCATGGTTGCAAATGCTGATGCTGGACGAGGAAGGCAACCTTGCTCTGGCTCCAAGGGAGGCATTTCCCATTGCACTTCAGGTGGGCAGTTTGTCTGCAACGATGGAACATTGAGTCGTTCCAAGAAAATTTGCTCTGGCTATGGTTCAAGCGCCAATCTTTACGAAACAGCAACGCCAGTGAAAAAATCCCAACCCGTTGCAGCACAAAAAAAACAGCATAAAACTGCTCATAAAACAGCCGAAAAACAATCTGGTTACGAAAATGTGGAAGTACCAACAAAACCAGAGGTGAGGCAACCAACTTGCGCCCCGCTGTATATGGCTGACAAGCCAGGGTACACCAAGCTACCGATTTGTTCCGGGAATCAGTATTGACTGGAGATTGCACATACCGATATAAGAACCTTGCGTAAGCATGGTTTTTTATTTCCTAAAATTCATACCAGCGCAATAGTCGCGCTGTCAGTCGCCAATCCCCAGTTTCATCTTGCTGCCGTTCCGAACCAGAGTTATCTGTATGTCATCAGATAACGTAACGGACATTAACCATGTTAAAACAGCAAGATATGACTTACACCGCAAACATTCTTCATTGCTGCCTGAGTAATAAAAACTGGAAATCAGTTGAGTATCTGGCTGGGCTTATGCAAATCAGCATCGGTCGCTGTCAGCTGATATTGACGCAATTGGTCATGGCAGGGCTTGCGGCAGAAGATGAGAGTGGAGAGAATTTTAAACGCCGCCAGTAACTGGTGGATTTTAGCTGTGAAGAATGGGCGGCTGGTGGGTGTTGAAGCACTCCACCAGCCATTCGCTCATGCATTGTGGTCACAAGCGAACCAAGGCCCACCGCTTTAGCGCTAAAGCAGGGTGAGTCTAACTTAGTCTTGCTTACTGATCTATGAAAAACACTGTAAAAATAAACAGTATTGAGCTAATCAATGCTGACTGCCTGCAATACCTTGCCACTCTCCCTGATGACTCCATAGACCTGATCGTGACAGACCCGCCTTACTTCAAGGTGAAACCGAACGGCTGGGACAACCAGTGGAACGGGGATGAGGACTATTTACGCTGGCTTGATGGGTGCCTTGCTGAGTTCTGGCGAGTGCTTAAACCGAACGGCAGCATTTACCTGTTCAGCGGTCACCGGCTGGCATCTGACATCGAGCTCATGATGCGTGAACGGTTCAACATCCTGAACCATATCATCTGGGCTAAACCTTCCGGTCGATGGAACGGGTGCAATAAAGAAAGCCTGCGTGCCTATTTCCCCGCGACTGAGCGCATCCTGTTTGCAGAGCACTATCAAGGGCCGTACAAGCCAAAAAGTGACGGATACGCGGATAAATGCCGCGACCTGAAACAGCACACACTGGCCCCGCTAATTGACTACTTCCGCAATGCGCGTGATGCCCTGGGTGTCACGGCCAGAGACATAGTCGCAGCCACCGGCAAAAAGAATATGGTCTCTCACTGGTTCAGCGGTAGCCAATGGCAACTGCCGAACGAGAGTGATTACCTCAAGCTGCAAAAGCTGTTTGACCGCATCGCCAGCCAAAAGCACGCGCAGCAGCTGCTTGATAAACCGCACCACCAGCTGGTGGAGAAATACCACGTTCTTAACCGGACGTATGGTGAATTGATACAGGAATACAAAACTCTACGCCGCTATTTTGCGGTGAGTGTTGAAGTGCCTTATACCGACGTCTGGACACATAAGCCTGTGCAGTTTTACTCAGGCAAACATCCCTGCGAAAAACCCGCCGATATGCTGGAGCAAATCATCAGCGCCAGCAGCAGGCCGGGTGATGTGGTTGCGGATTTCTTTATGGGGTCAGGCTCTACGCTGAAAGCGGCATTGCGGTTAGGCCGTAAAGCGATAGGCGTTGAGCTGGAAACAGAACGGTTTCAACAGACAGTTGATGAAGTAAAAGAATTAACTCAGCCTTAACGGCTCACTCAATGAGCCGAATAAATGAGTTATTCGGCTCACAAATCAAGCCTCGGCATCCGCCGGGGCTTTTTCATATCTGAGTCACTTTCACCAAATGAAGTCCTCAGATTCGTTCGTCATCTCAATAAAAGGTAATTGTATGAAAAATAAACTTAAAGTAGCTATCGGCATCGCTCTCGTCTCTCTGTCAGCGTCAAGTTTTGCGCAGAGCTACACTAAATATCCCGACATTCCAGGCAACGCACAGGCATATGCCGTAAAAGTTGAGCAGTACAACCGTGGTCCAGGTGTGCCAGACCATTTAGCGGTTACTGATAATATCCTCGGGGCACCAGATGATTATACTGGCGGATCTGCACTTACTACTGGCACGGCTGGCAGTATCGTCCTGAGCTTTGGTGACCGCGATGTGCGTGCCGATGGTACCGATGAGTCAGAGGTCTATGTATATGAAACGGATTACTACGAACCGTGGGATGTATATGCTTCCAATGACATGGAGAACTGGACCAAACTGGAAGTTGGCCTGTCACAAATTAATGGCACCAATGTTACTGGCAGTGGTTCCGTTATTGGCTACGACTTAGATAAATCAGGATTGGATACTTTCAAATACATCAAAGTTGTAGATGCCGGTACTAACGGTGGCGCTGGCCCAGATGTTGATGCGGTCGTATTAACGCATACCAAGTTCACCGGCGGTGGTATCGTCGTTGATACAGATTCCCGTAACGGAACCGTCTTCAACCTGGAGAAATCACCAAATACGGGATCCATTGATGTAAAGAAAATCAGCAAGGATGGCAGTGTCGATTACATCCCTTTCTCCACAGATGACAGCCTGGAGCCGATTGCATTGTCAGTGCAGGGTAACTTTGACTGCGATGATGCTAAAGACATCAACGTCCTGGCAACCCGTAAAGCTGATGATGTACCTGTGAATATCATTAAAGACCAGCAGGGCAATGACATTGCGACGATCGACAACTCTGTCACCAAGTAACCAGAAATAAAGCCTCAAGCCCTGCGCCATAGCGCGGGGCTTTTTCATGTTGCGTTCTACCGCAGAGTTTTTCAGGTCGTATCTTAGGTTGGGCCAGTGTGAATACATCCGCGAACTGTTCTACTCTAAGCTTAAGGCACCCCCAAAAGGAAAATACTAAATACTCTTTACTATCATTAGTTATAATAGTTCTAATTTCATTCATTGTTAATGAAATAGTGGCAGGATAACACTCCGGATTATCTATGTTTAGTATGGGGGTAAATAATGTGATTTCTTTAGGAGGATTGGTGTAGCCCAACAATGCTTGCAAATTTACTATTGTTAGGTGACTACATGATGTATATCAACAATCTCAAAAAGTAAGAGGTTTTTATGAGTGATTTATTTGTCGATGAAATATTTTCTTCAATGATGTTACCAAATGATTCAGTTCTATATAATGCTCCAAGCAGTGTTACATGGGCACTGCATGGTAGTGTCGTTCAGGGTATTCCTTTGGGCGAGGCTGCGCCAGATTATTGGAGAGACGCAATTGTTGCAGGTGGGGATGCAGTTGCGCAAACTTACCTTGAAGGGGGGTGGACTGCAGTCACACCCTGGTTTGTTGTTTATCCGGCAGATAGAGAATCAGGACCCGTAAGTGAAGTGCGTGTTGCTGTAGGTGATATAGCAATGTGGGCTCTGTATGCTGATGAATCTGATCCAGAAGATGTCACTAAAGCCGCATGGAAACAGGTAAAAATCTCCCCATTACCTAGTTGGGCCGTTAATTATGACTTCAATTTAATTGATTTCATCAATAATGCATCAAACCTGAGCACGGACTCTTCATACTGTGTTTATGAACTTGATTCTGAAATGCATCCGATACATGGTGGTACAGAACATGTTTGTTTCAATGACGAATGTTCCTCTGCAAATATATTGGCTGTGTTTACTCAAATTAAAGCATGGCTTCCAGATGGTGGTGATGAGGACCAAGTTCTTCTGTCGGTAGGTTCAGATTATTATCCTAATGTGACAGTCGATGCATCTGATCTCATTGGCGCTTATTATCTACCTGGTGCATGCGGGAGCAGGTATCAGTTTGTCACATCAAAACCAAAGTATTTTTATGCGGCAAATGTAGTTAATCCTAATGTTCAGGATAGCAATGGGAATTATTTCTATGAGCCTAGTAATCCATACTCTCGTTCTGGTGGTAAAACTTATTTGACGCGAGATGAGTTGTTAAGTAATCCGCCGCCGGAATCGAATTTGTTTAAAAGAGGCTGATTGCTATTGAAGCATTTTTATAATGCACCCTTTGCGGGTGCATTAATAAGAAAACTTATTTACTTTTCTTGCTCTGTCGTTTGGTTTTTTGATGGTCAATCGCAATGGTTACTTTCAAAATAACCTTAACTGAAATTAGGAAAATAATTTATGCAGGTCACTATTAATGGTGTCCATTATACCCCTGCGTGCGACTCATCAGGCCGAATAGGCATCGCTATCTCCACCCACAACCGCGCAAAAGTGCTGAAAAGCACGCTTGAGCAGCATTTAAAACATCTGCCTGCCGGTGCGCTGGTGGTGGTTATCGATGATGGTTCAAAACAAGCGGCAACCGTTCCGGATAGCGTGCAGCTGATACGTCATGAGCAGTCGCTGGGCATTGTGGCAACGAAGAACGCCAGCCTGAAGGCGTTGATGGATGCCGGTTGTGAGCATCTCTTTCTCTGGGACGATGATGCGTGGCCAGTGACCAATGACTGGCACAAGCCGTACATTGAATCTCCTGAACCCCATCTGGCCTATCAGTTTCTCGACCTGGCCGGGCCAAAAAAGCTCAAAGATTTAACCGTACTGTACCGGGATGAGCGGCATGTTGCTTACACCGGTCAGCGCGGCGTCATGCTGTATTACCACCGCAGTGTGATTGAGAAGGTAGGCGGGTTTGACCCGATTTACGGTCGGGGCATGTATGAACACGGCGATTTAGCATTACGTATTCACAATGCCGGGCTGACGACGTGGGCCTTTGCCGACGTCACCGGCTCTGAGCGCCTGATTTACTCCCTTGATGAACACGAAGCGATTGAGCGCTCCGTGCCTCAGCCCGATCGTATTCAGCTGGTAAAGCGCAATGCGGGGATTTACAACGGCCGCCGTGAATCGGGTTACACCGGATTTGCTGATTACCGGCCACGAAAGAATCTGGTGCTGACCACGCTGCTGACCAGCCGTCCGGACCAACAGCGGGGTATCAGAATGAAAGCTGATGCTTCGTTGCTGTCCTCGTGGGCGGGTTCAGTTCGCGGCGCGGATGCAGTTGTACTGGCTGACGAGCTGAAACAAGCCCCGACCGGCGCTCAGCTGGTGGGCGTGCCGGACGTTGCGATGAATGTCTATTTTCGGCGCTGGCTCCATATCTGGCACTTCCTGCGCGACCATCCCGAATATACCCACGTCTGGTGTACAGACGGTACCGACGTTGAAATGCTCCACCAGCCGTGGCAGGTAATGGAGCAGGGCAGAGTGTATGTCGGCTCAGAGCCTACGCTTTACGCCGACGAGTGGGCACGTAAGTCGCACCCGGAAAAACAGTATCAGGAGTTCATCGCGGCACATGGCCACGAGGTCATGCTGAACGCTGGCCTGCTGGGTGGCAGCCGTGAGGATGTGATGGCCTTTGCTCACGGCATCGTCCGGCTGTATTACCGCATCGAGAGCTATCGCTTCTGGAAGATGGAGCACAGCGCCGCAGCAGTGGGTGACATGCTCGCCTTCGGTATCGTGGCAAAGTCATTCGGCGACCGCATCGTCACTGGGCCGCAGGTACACACGGTCTTTAAGTCCAACGGCATTGGTAAGGAACTTGCTTTCTGGCGCCATAAATAGTCCTTACCTTTCTTCGACTACATAAATCTCTGAAAGCCTCGCAATTGCGGGGCTTTTTTGTATCCGAATTTCACTGCGCACTCACCGCGTATTATTAACCCTGAGACCATTCACAAAAGCGACCTCTGAGAACGCCATCGATGCATGGTGCGCTCGGGTATGGCCGTTCTGGTGAGCAGAGGTCTCTTTTTTGAAGGTAATCACCATGCAATATCCATCTGTAGTAGTAAACGGAGTCCCGGTTCGTGTCGATAATGAAGGGCGCTATAACCTCAATGATCTCCACGCAGCTGCGGTAGCAAATGGGGAGGCTACCGAATCACAGCGCCCCGGTGTTTTCTTAAGGAGTCAGCAGGTAAAGCGCTTTGTTCAGGCATTAAGCGATGCAACAAAAAGTGCATCGGTCAATATTATAAAGGGCGGCCTGCAGCAAGGCACCTGGGCGCTAGAGTTGGTCGTAATTCGCTATGCGGCGTGGCTGAAGCCGGAGTTTGAAATTCTTGTTTACAACACGTTCCGCGAAGCAGTGCTGAATGGCGTTAGTAATATGACGCGTCTTAATCGACTTGATTTGCTTATATCTAACGAAACGAAAGAAGTAAGCAATTGCGCCAAAACCATGAACAAGTGGGGCGTCGGTGGGCGTAAGCAACTTCTTAATGGCGCAAGAGAAAGAATCGTTAACCAGATGGATCCTGACATGGTTGCAATCATGCAAGGGTTGGCATAAGTGAAGTTTGTTGTAGTCGGGCATCATAAGCGTCGCCGTCAGGCTGAATACATTGCACATCGACTCGGTGCACATCTGCTTCTGGATGAATATGACCATGGCGCCAACTGGAATCACCGCCGGGCGATGGCCTGGGCTGCTGAGCAGAATGAACGCGTGGTTGTTCTCGAGGATGACGCTTTGCCGGTGGACGGATTCGAGCAGCTGGTTGTTCCATGGCTTGAGCGTTTCCCTGACTCACTGGTGAGCTTTTATCTCGGTACCGGGCGCCCGCCACAGTACCAGCCAAAGGTCGCAGAGAAACTTATCGTGGCTGACAAAATCCATGGCGATTACATCACGTTGCCGCGCCTGATTCATGGCGTGTGTTACAGCGTGCCGCCAGCTCATCTGCCTAAAGTTCTGAAGCAATGGGAGAGCCACAAGGCGGCTGACTATGCGGTCGGTGACGCCTGGGGCGGCGTGGTTGTCTATCCCTGTTGGTCACTGGTCGAGCATCAGGATGGCCTGTCGGTCGAACGGCCCTGGAATAATGCGCTGAGACGTGAACGGCGGCAGGCATGGCGCCTGCACCGGGGCGCACCGACGATCCTCTCATGAATTTTCAAAGGTACTCCCGGCGGGGGGGATCATCCACGGGGGCGCTAACTCGCGGGAAAAGAGAGTTTTTTGGTTTTTGTTTCACCATCACCACCACCTCAACTTATTAATATTCCACAATAAAAAAATCGGCAGTGTCGAATCTGCATGTTTTTTGTTCATCACTGGAGCAGGCAATGGACAATGAATTGAAGGGGCTGAAACTGAATGTCAGTCAGCTTGCTGCGTTGTCGGGTGTGCATCGCCAGACCGTGGCCGCTCGCCTGAAAAATGTCAGTACCTCCGGGGGGCATGAAAGCAACCTGAAGCTCTATGGCATCACGGATATTCTGGCGGAGTTGATGAAAATGCCCGCGCCTATCGCCGAGGGTGAAATGGAACCTCAGGATCGTAAGGCGTGGTATCAGTCGGAACGTGAACGACTCAAGTTTGAGCAGGAAGTGGGCGAGCTTATTCCTGCCTCAGAAGTCGCTCGCGAATTTGCCAGTATGGCGAAGGCGATGGTTCAGGTGCTGGAAACCTTGCCCGATATTCTGGAGCGCGATTGTGGTCTGACACCGGATACGGTCTCGCGTGTACAGGCCATTATCGACGACCTGCGTGATGAAATCGCCCGGCGAGTTACCAGCGATGAGAAGGCAGAGGAGGAAATTCCGGAGGAGGGATGATGGCGGTAGTATCGACAGCCAACACGCTGAAAAAGGATACAGGACAGCTATTGCAGGCTCCGCGCAGGATGCCGGTGGCAGAGGCCGTAGAAAAATTTATGCGGGTGCCGACCTCCGGGGGGAACTCGGTGCCATGGGACCCCCTTGTCGCACCGTACGTTATTGAGCCCATGAACTGCCTCGCCTCACGTAAATATGATGCAGTGGTGTTTGTCGGCCCGGCCCGAACGGGGAAAACCAACGGCCTTATCGATGGCTGGATTGTCTATAACGTTGTCTGCGACCCGTCAGATATGTTGCTGGTCCAGATGACAAAAGATAAGGCCCAGGAGCATTCAAAGAAACGTCTCGCCCGAACCTTCCGCTGTAGTCCTGAAGTCAAAAAGTGCCTGAGTCCGCGCAATAACGATAACAACGTACATGACAAATACTTCCTGTCTGGTGCCTTTCTGAAGATTGGCTGGCCGTCCGTGAATGTCATGTCATCGTCAGATTTTAAATGCGTCGCCCTGACGGATTATGACCGTTTCCCGGAAGACATTGACGGTGAGGGAGATGGCTATTCGCTCGCATCCAAACGAACAACAACGTTCATGTCGTCGGGTATGACGCTGGTGGAGACCTCGCCTGGCCGCGATATAACTGATGTGAAGTGGCGGCGCAGAACACCGCATGAAGCGCCACCGGCGACGGGTGCCATGTCGTTGTATAACCGCGGCGATCGCCGTCGCTGGTACTGGCCATGCCCGCATTGTGGTGAGCATTTTCAACCAAACGGTGACGCTGTTACGGGATACCGGGGTATCGAGGATCCTGTTCAGGCGAGCGAGTCCGCGTATATCGAGTGCCCGCACTGTGCCGGGAAAATCACGGCATACCAAAAGCGCGCGCTTAACAGCCGCGGTATCTGGCTGCGCGACGGTGAAACCATCACCAAAGAGGGCATTCGAGGGGGAGAACCACGGCGCTCCCGCATTGCATCATTCTGGATGGAAGGCCCCGCAGCGGCTTACCAGACGCTGACGCAGCTGGTCTACAAACTGCTGACGGCGGAGCAGGACTATGAAACCACCGGCAGTGAGGAAACCCTGAAAGCGGTGATCAACACTGACTGGGGCCAGCCGTATCTGCCGCGTTCTGCGATGGACCAGCGCCGCGGCGATGAACTGATGGCCCGCGCCGAAGTGATGGAGAAACGGTTTGTTCCTCCTGATGTCCGGTTTCTGGTGGCGGCTGTGGATGTCCAGGGCGGCAAAAAGCGTCGTTTTGTGGTGCAGATCGTCGGCTATGGTCAGCACGGTGAGCGCTGGGTGATCGACCGCTACAACATCAAAACCTCTGTGCGTTGCGATGAGAACGGCGAAGCGATGCCAGTTGATCCGGGTGGCTACATCGAGGACTGGGATCTACTGGTGACCGATGTGCTCAGCAAAGAGTACCGGCTGATGAGCGACCCGACCCGTACCATGCCCGTAATGTGTATGGCCGTGGACAGCGGCGGCGAAGACGGGGTCACGGACAATGCCTACAAATTCTGGCGCCAGTGCAAGCGGGATGGCCTTCGTAAACAGGTCTATCTGTTCAAAGGCGACAGCACGTCGCGCGGGAAAATCATCACCCGCTCTTATCCGGATAACACTAACCGCTCAGACCGTAAGGCCAGCGCGCGCGGCGATGTGCCGCTGTATTTCCTCCAGACCGACCAGCTCAAAGACCGGGTCCACAATGCACTTCGGCGCGATACGCCGGGGCCGAACTTTATTCATTTCCCTGACTGGCTCGGAGAGTGGTTTTACGACGAGCTCACCTACGAGGAACGCGATTCTAATGGCAAGTGGCGTAAGCCGGGAAAGGGGGCGAACGAAGCCCTGGACCTGATGTGTTACTGCCATGCGCTGGTGCTACTGCGCGGCTATGAACGCATCAAGGACTGGAGCAATCCGCCAGCGTGGGCAAAACCTCAGTTGTTGAACAAAGCGGTCAATACCAGCGCCGGGCAAGGTGATACGCCAGCGAACAGTGCTGGTGAAGAACAACCTCCTGCAAGAACACCACGTTCGACGCCACCACCTATCAAGAAGAAAGCCAGAACATTCGGAAGCTGACATGCGCATCACTGAAATAAAACTCATGCGGGACCGGGCGGAGAAAGCCTACATCGATGCGCTCGAGGCCAAAAGCCTGAGCATGAATGGGCGCAACCTGACCCGGCAAGATCTCAGCGAACTGAAAAAGGCGTTCGATTACTGGGACCGCCGGTACCGTAATGCCCGGTCGAAAGGCAAGGGTAAACCCTTCTCACTGGTCAATTTCACGGGGCGTTAATGGGACTCTATACAAAATTTCTGGGTGTGATTGCACCACAGCGTGCGCTCCGGAGGATGGCGGCTCAGGACCAGATTAAGGCTTATGAAGCGGCCCGGCCTTCACGAACGCATGCAGCCAAAAAGGAAAGACACAGCGCCAACACTGCCGTTTTTGCTGCTGGCGTGTCGCTGCGTGAACAGGCGCGATGGCTGGATGAAAATCACGACCTGGCATCCGGCATGCTCGATAAGCTGGAAGAGCGGGTGGTTGGTGCGCGCGGGATCCAGATTGAACCGCATCCCCTGAACACGCAGGGTGAAGTGCACGAAGACTTCGCCGCCCAGCTTTCTGCGGCCTGGGATAAGTGGGCACTGTCACCAGAGGTTACCGGGATGTTCAGCCTGGCGGAAGCGCAGCGCCTGATGCTGCGTAGTGCGCTGCGCGACGGCGAAGTGTTCACGCAGCTGGTACGCGGCCCGGTCAAAGGCATTGAGTACACCACGCCGGTGCAGTTCGCCTTTGAAATGCTGGAAGCCGACTTTGTACCGATGAATCTTTCAGGTGCAGGTAATGGGCTGACGACCATTCAGGGCATCAATATCAATGCGTGGAGCCGTCCGTTGTCTTACCACGTTTATCTGGCGCATCCGCAGAGCGGTCTGGGGACCACGCGAACCAAAGTTATTGGTAAAGAAAGCATGCTCCATCTGGCGATGCGTAAGCGTCTGCACCAGCTGCGTGGCGTAACAATCTTCGCCAATGTCATCCAGCGCCTGGCCGATTTGAAGGATTACGAAGACAGCGAGCGCGTGGCCGCACGCATTGCGGCGATGCTGGGCTTCTGGATCAAGCGTGGTGACAGCTCGGTATTCGAAGAGGGCGGCGACTGGGAAAGTCCGGAGAACAAATACCGCAACTTCGATATGTCGGCGGGCATGATTTACGACGATCTGGCCCCCGGCGAAGAGCTGGAGATGCTGGAGTCTAACCGGCCCAACTCCAACATGGCGGAGTTCCGCAACGGGCAGTTACGCGCTGCAGCTGCTGGCACCCGCACCGGCTATTCCTCAATCTCAAGGGACTACAACGGAACGTATTCCTCACAGCGTCAGGAGCTGGTGGAAAGTTTCGAAGGCTATGCCGTGTTGCAGGACTGGTTTGTCTCCCGGACCGTCCGGCCTATGTACCGCGAATGGCTGCGCATGTACCTGCTCAGCGGCATCAAGATCCCCTCAGATCTGGATATGGCCACGCTCTACAACGCGACCTACATGGCGCCAGTTATGCCGTGGATTGATCCGGTGAAAGAGGGTGAAGCCTGGAAAACACAGATTCGTGGCGGGGCGGCAACGGAAGCGGAATGGGTAAGGGCGCGCGGTGGCAGCCCACGCAATACCAAACTGCAGCGCCAGCGCGAAGTGAAGTTCAACCAACAGCACGGGCTGGTATTTGATACCGATCCGGCAAACGACAAAGGAACGATAACCAATGAGCAAACAGCAGGTGCTGGTGGGACTCACGGCCAGCGGTCAGGTAAAGGCGATGGATAATCGCTGGTATGAGATTCAGGCGGCTACCCAAGGCTCAGCCGGTGAAATCCATCTTTACGATCAGATAGGTGGCTGGGGAATTTCAGCCAGTCGATTTTTACGGGAGGTCAGCGATGCTGGCCTTTTTAATGCATCGCAGGTGGAGATTCGTATCCATTCACCCGGCGGCAGCGTGCTGGACGGGTTTGCTATCTACAACACACTCAAGCGTCTGACCGGGACCGTCAATATTCACATTGATGGCCTGGCGGCATCCATGGCATCAGTGATTGCCATGCTGCCGGGGGCCACGGTTCATATTCCCTCCAACGCATTCATGATGATCCACAACCCGTATGGCGGGCTGGTAGGTGACGCCAGTGATCTGCGTGATTACGCCGATCTGCTCGATAAAAACTCTGCGGTGATGATTGATGCCTACACGCAGAAAACCGGGTTGTCCCGCGAGGACGTCGAATCTCTGATGAGTAATGAAACCTGGATGACCGGCGCGGAAGCGGTGGAAAAAGGTTTTGCTGATGTGCTGCTGCCTGAAATGCAGATGGCGGCATGTATTAACGACAATGTAACGAAGGAGTTTTCTAAAATGCCAAAGGCAGCCCAGCAGCTTTTTGCCCCTCACGCCAACGCAAACCAGCCGCAAGTCCCACAGCCAGCGGCGGCCCACCAGGCACCTGAGCAGCCTGCTCAACCCGCTGTTGATGTGACGGCGCTGGCCGTACAGATGGAGCAGATCCGCCTGAAGAATGAAACCGAACGCCGTGCCGCAGTGTCTGGCGTATTTACCGCATTCGCGAACCATCCCGGCGTGACTGAATTGCAGGCATCCTGCCTGACCGATCAGTTCTGCGATGCTGCGACTGCGCAGCAAAAACTGCTGGCGAAGCTGGCAGACGGGACCACGCCGGGCGCGAATGGTTTTGTTCATGTTCACGCAGGCAACGGCAACATCATCGGTGATTCCGTGCGCAACGTGGTGATGGTGCGTGCCGGTTTCGGTGAACGCCAGACCGATAACCAGTTTAACGGCATGAGCCTGATGGAGCTGGCGCGCGCCTCTCTGACCGGTCGCAGTATCGGCGTGTCGGGGATGGATCGTATGGGCATTGTGGGCATGGCGTTCACCCACAGCAGCAGCGACTTTGCCCACATTCTGATGGATGCGGCGAGCAAGTCAGCGCTGCTCGGCTGGGATGAAGCGGAAGAAACCTTCGATAAGTGGACCCGTTCGGGTGAACTGCCAGATTTTAAACCGGGCAACCGTGTCGGTCTGGAAGCATTTCCAAGTCTGCGCCAGGTGCGACCAGGCGCTGAGTACAAATACGCCACGCTGAACGATTCTGGCGCGGTTATTCGCCTGGCCACTTACGGCGAGCTGTTCAGCATTGACCGCCAGGCCATAATCAATGATGACATGTCCTTCATTACCCGCATTCCTTCCTCGATGGGGCGCGCGGCAAAAGCGACCGTAGGTGACCTGGTCTACGCGACCCTGACGGAGAACGCGGACTTTAACGGTGAGCCGTTGTTCAGCGAAGATCGTAACAACTACATTTCCGGCGAAATGAATATTGATAACCTGGCATCTGCCCGCTCGATGATGAAGCGCCAGAAATCCGGTGACCGTACGCTGAATATTTCCCCGGCGTACCTGCTGGTGCCAACCCTACAGGAAGCCTACGCCGATCAGATTATTCATTCGACCTCTGTACCCGGTGAAGCTTACAACTCTGGCATTAAAAACCCGGTACTTAACATGGCGGAAATCATTGCCGAACCTCGCCTCGATGACGCCGATGAAGATTCCTGGTACCTGGCAGCGCGCAAAGGCGCGGACACCATCGAGGTGGCGTATCTGGACGGCAATGCGGCACCTACCGTGGAAAGCACCTCCGGCTTTACCGTTGATGGCGTAACCATGAAGGTGCGCATCGATGCCGGTGTGGCACCGATGGATTATCGCGGCATGCTCAAAGCAACCGGCGCAGCATCCTGATCCCTTTCCCCTGAGAACCCAGGCACCTCATTGCAGGTGCCTTTTTTATTAAGAGAGAACGCAATGGCTAAAAATTATATTGAAGACGGTCAGACGATGGACTGGACCAACAGTACCGGCGCGGATGTGGCATCCGGAGACCCCGTTTCCGTTGGGGCGATGCTGGGTGTCGCGCATGCGGATATCGCTGACGGTGAAGACGGCGTGCTGCATATGACCGGCGTGATTGCGCTGGCGAAGGATGAGGCCGACTCCTGGGCTGCCGGTGAAAAGCTGTATTTCGATGCGGAAAGCGGCAACGTGAGCGTTACGGAAAGTGATGTTGTGGCCGGTACCGCCTGGGCAGATGCCGAAACGGGCGACAGCGACGCGCCGGTGCGCCTGGGTTACTGATGAGCGACTTCAACGCGCTGATGGCAGCGGCGGATGATGTTCTGATCGCCACCTTTAATGTCGATGGCTGCGTTGAATTGTGGCCGGGTGAAGCCCGTTCGCAGACGATAAAAGGGGTGTTTGATAACCCCTTTTTACTGACAGGCATGCCTGACGGTGGGCAGATGCAGGGCAGTGACCCGTCTTTCACTGCTCACGACCGGGATCTCATCGGGCTCCAGAAAAAGGACCCGGTTCTAATCTTCAAGACGATGTGGTATGTGAAATCGCTGCAGCCGGATGGCTCCGGTGTCACCCAGGTATTTTTATCGAAATACCAGAAGTCGGGACTCGATACCCCAGGAGCACGGTTATGAGTGGGTTTTATATCGATACCGGCGCGCTGAAAACTGTAAAAGCTGCTCTGGGTGCCAGTGAATCCCAGATGGTTGCCGCCTTCCACAAGGCGCTGAAGCAAACCGTCAGCAAACTCTATAAACAATCCGTCGCACTGATGCTGAATGAAACTGGGGCCAAAAACCGGAAAGTGGTGCAGCGCCGAATTCGACAGAGCACAAAGCGAGTTTCCGGTAATCAGCCCGGTACCGGGAAGGTGTGGTTCGGTCTGAATGATATGCCCGTCAGCACGCTGAAAGGGAGCATTAAGCAACCACGAAAGCTTCGGCGCCAGCGTGATGAAAAGGGGCGGTTTATTACGGCAAAAGGCTCTCGTGGCGCCACCTTCACACCAAAGTCGCCTCACCTCAGCGCCACCAGTTTCATGAACTCCTTTGGGGCCACGGTGCGGGGCAAGCGATCCATCTGGATACGGCAGGCGAACGGTCACGTAGCAGAAGCCCGGATGGCGGTTTACAACCCAATGATTGCCAGCATTGAGAGCGGATATTTCGATAATGCCAGTGAGATGCTGATGGATTATTTCACCAAAGACCTGCGCGGCAGGGTGGCGGGTAACGTATGAACGGCGTTGAGTGGCTGGATGATTATCAGGATGCCGTCGTGGCAGAACTGGCGAAAATCCCCTGGGCTGTCACGACCGGTGTGTATCCCGATATTGGCAGCAACTTCCCGACACCTGCGGTCTTTTTTGACGTAGCCCGCTGGGAGCGAGCAGAGCGTGAAATCGGCGGCAATGTCACGCTGGCGCTGACCTGTCATTTTTATATCCTGCGCCATTTTGTGGCCGCCGAGGGCGAGGATGAAGCACTCCGGGGCAGCACGGAGACACGCGTTCGTAACGCCGCGCTCAAAATGTCTGACTGGATAGAAGGGCGACAATTTGGCACCGGCACAGCACCGGCGGTAATGGAATCGGCCGAGCCTATGACCTGGGAAAATTCAGAAGGCGGGGCAGACCATGCCATCTGGAGTGTCTCCTTTACGCAGTTGCTGGCCGTCGGGCGTGACCCGTTTGAAGAGCCGGATATGCCGGTGTTCAAAGAGTTCTGGCTGGGTGTGTTCCCGGATGTAGGGGCTGGCCATAAGGATGATTACACCCTGCTGGCAAAATCGGGGGAGAGCTGATGGCGGTTTATCTCGGCTGCTCGTTGTTCCTGAACAGCGTCCGCCTCTCTGACAGCGTGGCCTACACCCCACCGGAAATCAGCGTTGACGTGGCACGGTATAAAGCCGGTGCGATGCCGGTGCCAGTCAGTGTACCGCGCGGTATCAAGCCCATGACCGCGCACTACAAAATCGCGGGTATGGACCCGACCGCGTTTCTGTTTCTGGGGCTCACTGCGGGCGCGCGGGCGCGTCTGACTGTGCGGCGGGTGTACCGGGTGGGTGAAAGCGTGGTGTTCCTTCATGACGAGCTCGAGGGTTTTATTGATTCCATCCGCACAGACGAGCACGGCAGCGACAGCAAGCTGAACGTCGGGCAGGAAATGTCGATGACGGTGAATTACTACCGTGTATCGGTGGATGGCGTTCAGTCGTTGCTTGAAATCAACGCCGCGCTGGGAACGACCAAAATCATGGGCGTGGATCCGCAGCGTATTTCGGGCGCTATTTCGGGAATACTGACATGATTATTGACCCGCTCGCGATCCTCGAGTCGCAATACAACCAGCAATTCGAAACCCTTAACACTCCGCTGCCGCCATTGCTGATGTGGGGCGACTTTATCTTTCAGCTCTCCACACTGGCTTACAACAAGCTGACCATCAGCGACGCCTGGACCTGGGCTGCCCAGGGCCGAATCGGTCGACAGGACCGGCTGCAGTACACCGGCAAGAAGACCCCGACGATGCGCTTTGACTGCGAACTGTATGCAGACTTTGTGGACATGACCGGGCTTTCTGATGTGCAGGCGTCGACCGGCAGCTGGCAGGCCGGACAAAGCGATCCGGTCGAATGGCTGCGCCGCCAGGCCAACAGCAAAACGCCCATGATGCTGGTCACCGGCTCTGGTCTGGTGATGGGGTTCTGGGTCATGACGCAGCTGGAGCAGGCCGTCGATGAATTTCGCGGTGCCGGTGAGTTTCGCCACCAGAACGTCACCTTATCACTGCAGTACTTTGGTAAGAGCCTGAGCGGGGAGGACGATGATGCACCGGCTGAGGTACCCGCCCCGACGGCGGCGACGTCAGACCAGGCTGTCAGCGAAATGAATGTCTTTTTAAGTGAGCATGGAAATGGCTGATTATACCCTTGCGAACGTATACCAGCGTCTGATGAAAATCGTGCGTTACGGCAATATTCACAGCGTGCAGGCGGACCCGCCGCGCTGCCGGGTGACGTTTGGCACCGACCCGGTATCCGGCAGTGAGCATGTCAGCGACTGGCTGAACTGGTCCGCGCGTTCTGATTCGGAAGTGAATGACTGGAGCATGCCCGCGGTCGGGGCGGCGGTGATGGTCTTGAGTCCAGGCGGGGAGACGGACAGTGGTCTGGTCTTTCCGGCGGGGTATTCCAACGACCGGCTGCCACCGGCAACGGTGCCCGGTCAGCACGTCACGCAATACAGCGACGGCGCCACGGTGATGTACGACGCCCAGACGCACGCCATGGCTGTCACGCTGCCGGATGGCGGGAAAGTGACAGTGACGGCTACGGGTGGACTCAGGCTCGTGGGCGACACTGAAATTGACGGCAATTTGGATGTCACCGGTGATGTCAAAGACAAGACCGGCTCAATGCAGGCGATGCGGGATACTCACAATCTCCACGATCATGGCGAGAACGGGGATGGGGGCGGCACGACCAGTCCACCTAACCAAAAAATGCAATCCGAAGAGCCCGACCAGTGAGTCGGGTTTTTTTATGGGGGAACCATGCAGGGAATGAACCGGGAAACCGGAAAACCGCTCTCAGCGACTGACCATATAAGCCAGTCGGTGCAGGACATTCTGAGCACGCCGCTGGGCTCCCGCGTCATGTTGCCCGGCTACGGCAGTAATCTGCTCCGGCTGGTGGACCATCCGGCGGATCATGTCACGGCGGTCCGCGTGGTGATGGCGATTGCGGTGGCGATTGCCCGCTGGGAGCCCCGCATCACGATTAACACCATCGAGGTGCTGAAAGCCGGTGAAGGGCAAATCATTGTCACTATCCGGGCGACGGACACCGAGAATCAGCGCGCGGTTTTGCTGGAGAACATCAAACTATGAACACGATTGACCTCAGTCAGCTCCCGCCGCCGCAGGCAGTCGAAATGCCGACCTTTAAAGTCATGAAGGCGCAGCGGCTGGCAGAGTTGCAGGCACTGAGTCCGGTATTCACTGCCCTGATTGAAAGCGACCCGGCGATGAAGCTGCTGGAAATCCTGGTTTACCGCGAAATGGTCAACGTCGCGCGTTTTAACTCTGGAGTCTGGGCCGTGCTGCTGGCGTATGCCAAAGGCAGCGATCTGGATCAGCTGGGCGCGAATTATGACGTGTCCCGTCTGGTCATTACGCCGGGAGACGACAGCACCCTCCCGCCAACTGCGGCGGTGATGGAAAGCGATGATGCTTTCCGGCTACGTATTCGTCTGTCCTGGTATGCGCGCAACACTGCAGGCTCGGTTCAGGCTTACGAGTTTTTCACTCTGTCGGCCGACGGGAGCGTGGCGGATGCGCGGGCGTATGGCCCTGCGGAATCTGCTGATATCGAAGCCGGTCATGTTCATGTCTACCCGTTGAGCAATGAGGGTGACGGCACGCCGTCCGATGCACTCCTGCAGACCGTGAGTGATGCGCTGAATGACGAGTATGTGCGCCCCCTGACGGATTACGTTAGCGTGCTGGCGCCTAAAGTCATTACCTATGACGTGACCGCCACGCTCATCATTGCCGACGGCCCGGATGCCGACACCGTCGAGACGGCGGCCGAAAACGCCATGCAGCGCTATGCCGACAGCGTCCACAAGATTGGATCCGGCGTTTCGCTAGCTGGAGTTTACCGCGCGCTGAAGCAACCCGGTGTGGATGACGTGACGCTGGATTCGCCGCTCGCCACTATTCCTGTCGGGATGGGTGAAGTGTCCTTCTGTACCGGCATTAATCTGACCATCGTAAGGGGGAGCGATGTACCGGACACTCCTGCCGATTAACGCGACACAAAGTGAACAGGCCCTCGAGCAGGTGATGGGGCACATGAGCGACCAGCCCATCGATATCCGCATTGTCAAAAATCCAGACCTGTGTCCCGCCGAATTGCTGCCCTGGCTCGCCTGGGAATATGCGATCACCTACTGGGATGCGAACTGGACGGAAGCGCAGCAGCGCAGCGTTATCAAAAACGCCCCGAAGGTGAACAAAACACGCGGCACCGTCGGCGCGGTGAAACATGCGCTGCAGGCGGTGGGCCGCTCCATCGATGTGGTCGAGTGGTTCAGGGATTCCCCTGTCGGTGAGCCGTATACCTTCCGCGTGCTGGTTAACGGCTACGCCGTGACTGCCGACGAGTTAAAGCTCATTACCCAGCAGGTTGCGGATGCGAAGAACGCCCGCAGCTGGATGAGCGATATCCAGATTGGCGAACAGTCGGTCGCCGGGGCTATTTATTGCGGCGGCGCCAGCGTCGTGCAGCACACCATCAGAATCACAGGAAAACGCGATGAGTGATTACTATTTATTGATAACCGATGCCGGGAAGGCGCTGGAGGTTGCCACGCACGCCAGCGGTGAGCCGGTCAGCCTGACCGACTTTGCGGTCGGGGACGGCGGAGGCTCGCCAGTGACACCCGATGCCACCCAAACCGCGCTTACCAACGAAACCTTTCGCGATGTCCTCAGCTCGTTAAACGTCAGCGTGACTGATGCGTCGGTGCTCGAGGCAGAGTGCATTATCCCGGCCAGCAGCGGGGGCTATACCATCCGTGAAATCGGCATCTTTGCCAGTGACGGCACGCTGTACGCGGTCGGGAATTTTGCAGAGCAGGAGAAACCCGCCCCGGACAGCGGCTACGCTGCATCGCTGAAAATTCTGGCTGATCTGGTGGTCTCCGATACCCGCGATATTACGCTGACCGTTCAGGACGGGAGCTACCTCACCGAGACGCAGGCCGACACGATTTATCTGCGCCAAGATAAGCGCTTGGGCGAAATTGCCGCGCAGGGAGCAGATGCTCAGACAGAGACGCGGGAAAATATAGGGTGCGGGACGGCAGCGGCGGCTGATACTACCGAAAGTAAGATGGACACAACGTCAGGACGACTATTAAAAGTCGGGGATTTTGGTTTGGGGGAGGCAACAGGTATGCCTCTATTGCATTCAATTTTTGATATCACATGCACTGCATTTTATTCAGCCCTTGGCACAGCACACGCTGATGGTCCGACGGAAGGAATGCCTGCAAGTTCAGCTGATACGCGCTTCGGAGTGTATGCTGAAAGCATTTATACCAATCAATTTTGGGTTGTTTTATCCAGCACATCGCAGACATATACAGGCTTGGTAGATACAAGCAAAAAAACCACGTCCTGGATACAGCATTACACAGAAGCCCATAAACCAACCGCTTCGGATGTCGGAGCTTTACCTCTGATCGGGGGTACTCTTACAAGTAACGCTGGAATGCTGCGCCTTAAAAATACGACTCAGGATGAGTCTAACTATATGCTCGCACAAAATGCAGATGGCACTAATCGGTGGTACATCGGAAACGGTAGTGCAAATAATGATGATGTTGTTATTAATAATTATTCTACAGGTGCCCACATAGTCTTGAGCGCTGATGGAACAATCATATTCGCTGTAGGTGATTATCACCAAGTATGTAAACCAGATGGAACATTCAATCCTTATAGCTACGCCAATTTTGATACCAGGTATCAGGCAAAAGGAAGTTATTACACAACCTCTCAGTCAGATTCCCGTTATATCCAGGCTATGCGACAGGGCACGCAGGGCGGAGTAACAGTTCAGAGCGACACAGATTCGTTAACGCCTACCGGCTCCTATGCAATGGGCTGGCATGCCGAGGGCGATAACCCGGGCGGCGATACCCTGATTTATCGCTATCTTCAGGCGAAGGTTAACGGTTCATGGGCAACGATTGGCTATAACACCGCGTCGCCAAATCCGACGCTGAGAGCTAAAAAACTTCCGCGAAGCCGACTTAGCCAGCTCACTAATTTACAGATGTATCGACCAGATGAAGACTGGTCAGAATATCTGATGAACTTCATTGATGAATCTGGGTATCCGTGGCATCTGGTTGCCCCTGAATTAGAAGGTAGTGTGTTTATTGCCTATGACGGCGAAGGTGTTATTCAGCAGATTGATACTGACGCCACAATGTTGACGCCGCTGAATCTGTCTGTTGCGGGGCTGGATTCCGTTCCTGATGGTTGCCGTATTAACAGTTCGTGGAAATTTGACGGCACAAATATTTATCAGGATGTCGACATGGCCAGCGCGGCCATTCTTAGTGCAAATACGGCCAAGCGAAACTCCCTCGCGAATAAAACGACAACAGCTATCACAATGTTTAATGCCAGCGCGGCTGTCGGCAACCCACGCGATGGGGATGCTGACAATCTTCTTAATGCCCGGAGCTATCTCGATGCGCTTCGGGATGTTGATTTAACCCTCGAATCGCCCACCTGGCCAACCGTACCGACCTTTATTCTTTAACTCCGGAGTTTCCATGTTCAGACATAACAAATCGCGTTTGCGAGGATTTTCCCTGCGCGCGTTTCAGACCCGAATGAATGCGGTCTGGTTTAACGGTGCCATGAATGACACACAGGCTGACTGCCTCGCGGGCTTCACCGCTGCTTATCTCATTTACAACAACGTACTGGGCCGCCATGTGCCGGTGAGCTGGCTGGCCTATGTGCTCGCCACCACCTACCACGAAACGGCCTTCACGATGAAGCCGGTCGAGGAATACGGCAAAGGGGCGGGGCGTCCGTATGGCGAACCGGACCCGGAGACCGGGCAGGTTTACGACGGTCGTGGCTACGTGCAACTGACCTGGAAAGACAATTACCAGAAGGCGCAGGCGCAGGTGGTGGACTTCCTGACGCTCCAGCACGACGTGCCGCTGGTGATGCAGCCTGATTTAGCGATGACGCCATGGGTGGCTGCGCAGGTGGCGATTAACGGGATGGCGGAAGGCTGGTTCACCGGCAAGGCGCTGGCCGATTACCTGACCGATACAACGACCGACTACGTCAATGCGCGCCGCATTATCAACGGCACCGATAAAGCACAACTCATCGCGGCGTATGCCACTGAAGCGCAGGCCGCACTCGAACTGGCTCACGGGAAAGGGATTGTCCGCAGCCAGGTGAAAGAGGGCGCTAGCGGCGACGACGTGCGAGAGCTCCAGCTGATGCTGGGTCTGAAACCTGACGGGAGTGCGGGACCGGATACGGTCAACGGCATTATGACGTTCCAGGCGGCACATTTGCTGGCGGTCGATGGCATCTGCGGGAAGGATACCTGGGCGGCACTCGACCGGGAGGTCTACGGCGTATGAAAGCTTTGATGTTAGCGGCGATTCTGGTTCTGTCCGGATGCTCGGGAACCTGGGTCCATATCGAAGAGTCCGGTAGCCAGCAAGCCTGCGCGCCAGTGGTGAGTGTGGAAAGCCTCGGCAACAGCGTCACGGTCTCCGATCATTCTCAATGTAAGGCGAACCAATGAAAAAAGCAGTTCTGGTGATCACCACCCTGATGTTATGCACGGTGATGGCGGGGTGCTCGAACATCATCACCTACGTCCGGCACGATGAAACCAAAGGCAACATTCAGTGCAGCGGTGACCAGGCCCTGAAGCGCGACAGCCAGTGTCACGCCACCGCCACCACCAAATAACCCACCCAATCAGTTTACAGACCCGCTCCGGCGGGTTTTTTTATGTGGAGAGCATTATGGATTTACACGGTACCCGGACCAGTGAAACGGACAACGCCGCGAAGCAAATTACCACCGTCAATATGTCGGTGATCGGCATCGTCGGTACAGCGCCGCTGGCCCAGCGCGGTGAAGTGGCAACCCTGACCACCGGCAGCTCGCTGCTGAACAACCAGATTGTGTTCAGCGCGACGCGAAGCGGTAAAGACGGCAATCAGCTGAATGTACTGGCGACCACCGGTGAAGCGGATTCGTCCGGCGGGGCAGCAACGCTGGCATTTTTCGAAGATGAACAGCTGACCATCATTCTTGGCACTGACGGCGACGGCGTAATCAGTGCCACGGCGGCAGATATCGTGGCTGCCGTCAGCGAGCTGGATCCGGGCCTGGCAGAACTCAGCATTACCGCCGCGCTGCCGGAGGGAATGACTGGCGAAGGCATCATGCTGCCGTTCGGTGCCACGGCGCTGGCTGGTGGCGAGAATGAGCCTTTTCCGTTGTTCACGCCGTCCCTCATTTCAGGCAGCAAATCGCAGGCCAAAAAGCTCGGTTATGCCGGTACGCTCTACGCGGATATGTACGACATCCTCAATCAGATTGGCGCCCTGGTGATGGTGGTGCGTATCCCGGAAATCCCGTCAGAAGACCTTCAGCGGGCGGCGATTATCCAGGGTATCGAGGCGCTGAAACTGGGGCAGTCCAGCCTCAACTACAACCCGCGTATTCTGATTGCGCCGGAGTGGAGCACCGACGACGGGGTCGGTAAAGCGCTCGAGAGCATGGCGAACCAGTGCCGGGCCGTGGCCTACCTCGATTCACCCTCGATGGCTACGCCGGAAGAGGTCGCCCGCCGCGGCCAGCAGTACGGCGCGCGCGTGGAAATCCTGCGACCGCGCATCATGGTCACCAGCGACGTCACCGGCAAAAGCACCAGCCGCCCGTACTCTGCTGCTGCTGCCGGTCACCGGGTCCGTATCGACAGCGATTACGGTTACTGGTGGTCGAAGTCCAATCACGAGGTGTACGGCTTTACCGGCCTCGAGCAGGTGGACAGCTTCCTCGTGGGCGATGAAACCTGCGTGGTGAACCAGCTCAACCAGGCGAACGTCAGCACCGTCGTCATGCTCGATGCCTACAAGCACTGGGGCAACCGCCTGTGTACCGACGACCCGCAATACCGTTTCGAATCGGTGCGCCGCACGATGGACGCCATCGAGGATTCAATCCAGCTGATGGTGACCAAAAACTATCTGGATCGCCCGATTGATAAAGCGTTCGCCACCTCGATTGTCGGCTCGGTAAACAGCTACCTGCGTCAGCAGACAAAGCTGGGCGTGCTCAACGGAGGCCGCTGCTGGCTGGATCCGGACCTCAATACCGCTGAATCACTGGCAGCCGGCAAGGTGTATTTCAACGTGGCCATCGGTCCAAAATCACCGGCAGAAGAAATCACCGCGACCTACGCCATCGACAACACCTACACCGTGCAGGCGTTCAGCCTGGCGGCCTGATAAGGAATCAACATGAATACCGGATTTATCTACTCAAAATCAGGGCTGTGGTTGGGCAACAACACCCGCGTGGCAGGTGTGCTGTCGCTGACGCCGCCAGCCATTACCGCGACCATTGGCAATTACAAAACCACCTGGATGGATATGGCCACGCCGGTGGATAACGGCATGGAGCCCATGCAGACCGAATTTAAGGTCGGGACCGACCCGGATGTGCTGGCGCTGTTCGGCTTCATTCCCGGCAGCTCAACTCGCGTACAGGTTCGCCGTACTTATCGTGACACCGACGGCGTGCTGCATACGTTCGTGGATGAAATGGAAGGCATCATCGGCACCATTACCCCAGACGAAGCCGGGACCGACAGCAAAGAGAGTGTGGGGATGTCAGTGACCATGAATCTCAGCTATTACAAGCTGACGGTCGACGGAAAAGAAATCTACGAGATTGACCCGGCGAACATGATCCGCAGCGTTAATGGCGTGAACGTTCTGGCAGACGAGAAAGACGCATTGTTGATGTAAATGGGGAGAGTCGAGAGGTCAGCAGAAACCTGTCAGGAAAGAATGAATAGACTAGGGACAGAATAGCTAAAATAATGATTTTATGCAGTATGCCAAGTTTAAACTGGGGCGCATTGCGCAAAAATAATACAGATTGGTTCGATATCAAGCTTCACCCAAAGATGTGAGGAATCACAAGGTCCCCTAATGCTTAAGTGAAATCAGTTAAGAAAGCTCCTAACATTAGATTAATGAAAACAACCTGGATATAATGACGCCCTACCTCTATTTGGTCTCAATCATGCCTAAGGCTCTTAGTATCTTTTAAAAAAGGATAGTAATATGCGTAAGTTAATCACCTTGGTGTTATTAACATGTAGTTTTCTTGTTCCAGTTCATGCCGAAGGCTGGTATATAGCAAAAAATGACAATCCTACTGTCATGTCAGATGACGGCAGTTGGTACATGTTCCTCTCAAGGACTGCTGACGGTGACGTGAACGTTTATCTCACTTCTCGAGGTCTCTTTAAATGCACTCAGAGTGGGCCATCGAAGAGTATGTACGTAAATGGTGTTAAAGTCCGTTTCTATCAGAACTGTGACAGCAAAATGGGTATGTACTGGTACGCCTACACGCCAGAGGGTAAGAGATATGTTATTGGAGAGCTAATGAATAAAGAATCTGTAACCCTACGAGAAGATGACCTCCTCATCCGTTTTTCTGCGAAAGGCTTCAACGAACAGACTCGTGAATTCATCAATGAGATTACTAATCCAGGACTATAGGTTATTGCGTAGGTTGAAAGCGTAGCTTTACAAACCTTATGGTCAAATTAAAAGGGGCTTTTGCCCCTTCTAAAGAAATTGAATAAACGATTTGAAACTAAGATTAGTTCAATCATTAAAAATTGCTTGGTTTGGCAAGAGTCCAAGAGTATTTGAGTAAACTCCTTACTTATTCTTAACGAAATTACTTACAACGCCCATCATAACCTCGTGACATCCTTTGTAGCCGAACTTTTGTACTTACACCGTACAGTTTCCGACTAACTCAAAGTAATGAACATACCCCAAGACCAAGGCAGCGATTTTGTCTAGTAATGGCACTGTTGTTTTAAGTTAATAGCATGATGGCGGGGGCGAATGTAACGAGAGAAAAATCCTACGCTAAACCTTTTCCAACAATAATCTTCGTATCAGCACCTTCGGGTGCTTTTTTCATTTAAGGAACCGCGAAATGACTTATCCGGCTAACACCACACTTATCACCTTATCCCGTCCGCTGAAACTGAATGGCGAAGACATTGAATCCATCCAGATGCGCGAGCCGACGGTGTTCGACAAACTTCTGTTTGAGAAGAATAAAGGCGCCGCCCTTGAGAAAGAAGTGGCGATGATTGCGGGGCTTTGCAGCCTTAACCCTGGGGATCTGCACCAGCTTCCGGCCTATGACTACGACCAGCTGACGGAGGCATTTAATGATTTTTTGCTGCCACCGGCGGAGCGCTCGAACCTGAGTTCCTGAACAATCAGCCGGGGATCACATACTGGTGCCGCATTACGTTCAGCGAGCAGCTCACACTGCCACTGAGTATCTGGCGGCGCTATCTGAAAAAGGCCATTAAGCAGAGCGCGGCGTAATGTCAAAATCCCAGAAGTTTAACGCCTCGATTAATTTCGGGGCGTCGCTCGACCCGTCAATGTCCCGGACCCTAAAAGGGCTGACGCGCGGTATCGACAATATCAGCGAGGAATCAGCGAAGGCGGCAAAATCACAGACGGCCTGGATGCGTCAGGTGAAAGCCGGTTCTGCGGGGACTACCGCGCAGATAAAGAATATGGAGCGGGCGACGGAAATGCTCGTGAAAAAGCAGGCTTCACTGGAGAAACAGATCCGTGAAGGCGTACGCGCAGGGAAAGACGTGTCAGACATGGCGAGCGAATACCAGCGTGTTGCCGAAGGGATAGGGCGGGCAGAGCACGCACTCACCCGTTTGAATGCCCAGCAAGAGCGCGAGAATAAGCAGGCTGAGAAACAGAAACGCCGCGATGAACGCTGGGGCCGAATGAAGGCCATGCCAGGCAAGGCGCTGTCGTTTGGTGCCAGCTCGCTAATCAGCGCGCCGGTCGCTATTGCTGGCGCTGGCGTGGCGGGTATTACCGGGCTGATGGGCGGTGCACTGGCGCTTAACAAAAAGACGGCGGAGGAGTATCGCCTGTCGAAGCAGTACGGCATGTCATACCAGAGCTACAAGAACGGCAGCATTCTCGCGGAGCAGGCCGGGCTGAACGGTGAAAACTACGGGGACCTGTCAGAGGAACTGAGTAACAAACTGGGTGAGCAGGGCAATGATAAATCATTAAACCCGCTGCTGGCCCAGATCGGTATGAACAAAACGCAGATGACGGGGAGCAAACAACAGCAGTTTGATCAGGTGATGCAGGCTATCTCCGTCGGCATCAAAAATAAGAGCCTGACAGCCCAGCAGGGCGAATCACTTGCCGACCAGCTGATGGGCGGTGAAGCCAACAAGCTCGTGACCTACATCGCCAGCACCGGCAAATCCTTCAAGGAAGTGATGGATAACGCCGCTCAGCTCAACAATGTGTCTGAGGATGAAGCACGCGCTGCGGCTGAGTCCAGCCAGGTTATCAGCAACCTCTGGACGTCCGGGGAAACCGCTTTGCAGGGAATGGCCGGGGAGTTAGGCAAGGCATTCGAACCGCAGCTGAAAGCATGGGAACAACAGGCTACGCAATGGATCAGTAACAATAAGCAGCTGATCGCGAATGAAATCACTGAGTGGGTGAAAGGTGGTGGTCCGGAGCGAATTGTCCACGGACTGGAAACTTTCGGGCGCGCTGTTTCACAGGTTGTGAAATGGATAGACGCAATTCTGCCTGAAAATGATGAACGATCCCCGGCGCAGATGGCTACAGCGCAAGAGGCCCGACAGCGCGCTATCGAAGCTGAAGAACAGAAGCAGGGCGTGAGTTCTCTGGGTTATCAGGAATCCATCAATGTCGCCAACGCCGGTGAGCAATCGTGGAAGGACGCCCATAGCCAGGCCAGAGTCCCGGATGGCGTTAACTTTGATGACAAGACATTCGGTGTGCCAGTCCCGTCGCTGAAAGTTCCGGCACCGCAGCAGACGAACCACGTCAATATCACGGTGAACACGCTACCAGGGCAGGATCCGACGGAGTTTGGCCAGGGTGTCTACGACGCTTTCAACAAAGCGACGCCTGGCGTACCGGATTCGGGCGGGGCTGACACATTCGATATCCCAGCATTCTGAGGAGCACGCTGTGCAATACACAACGAAAGATGGCGAACGGCTGGATATTATCTGCGCCCGCCATTACGCGGCGGTCAACAACACCTTTGAAACCGTTCTCTTTTCACCAGAGAACTATGACCTCACAACGCGTGAAGTTTTCAATGCGGGTTCAACTTTCGACCTCCCTGTCGTAAAGCCTGCAGAGAAGAAAACAGAAACATCACTCTGGGATTAACCAATGTCTTACATCGATACCGGCAGCAAACCATGGCTGCCAAACTTTGCTATTTCCGTTGAGGGTGAAGATATCACCGAAGCAGTGCGCGAGAACCTGATTGACCTTACGCTGAAAGATTACGGCGGTGATTCCAAAAAAAGCGATCAGATCTCATTTGCGGTGGTTTCCCCTGATATGAAATTGCCGGGGAAGGGCGTGAAAATATCGGTGTCCATGGGCTTCGGTGACGAGCTGGTGGATAAGGGAACCTTCGTAGTTGATTCACGTTCGTCCGGAGGTTCTTCTTCGCAACCGCGCGTAATTGAAATTACGGCCCGAGCATTTTCTAAAACGAATGAGCGTGGCCACAGTTCGCTGCAGTCGCAGAAAACACGCTCCTTTCCTGCAGGTACCTCGATGGGCGATTTAGTCAGTACCATCGCAGCCGAACATGGCTTAACGGCTCGGGTTGATTCAACGCTGGTGGAACAGCCGCTGGCCCATGTTGACCAGCTTGGTGAAAGCGATATGAATTTACTGACCCGGATAGCGGCGCAGTGTGGCGCGGTGAGCAAGGTGACACACGATTACTGGGTGATAACACCCAGAGGGGCGCAAACTACGGTGAGTGGTAAACCTCTGCCGGTGAAAACCATTACGCCTGATATGTGCAGTAACTGGCGTTATCACGACACCAGTGATCATCCGGATAGCAGCCAGTCAGGTGGTGGAACCATCATCGTGAGTTACAGAGATGCGGATGATGGTAATCGGGTTAAAACGCTTACGGTCGGAAGCGGTGAGCCAGTCACCCATTACCCGAACGCACAAAAAAATATCCACGGAGCCAGGATAATCGCCGGTGGATGTTCTGCCCACAGTAAAAAAAAGCAGGCGGGCATGTCTTTAACTTTGCCAGCAGTGCCGGAGCTCATGGAAATGACGGCCGAAGGGAAAATCGCTACCAGTGGATTCGGTAGCGTGGAGGACAGGGAGTGGAAAATTGCTCAGCTACAGTGCCAACTCACTGAGCAAGGGTTCTCTTTTAACCTGGCTCTCGAGTAACAATCTGTGGCAGTTGGCTGATATCTCCGCTGCCCATGTCTTTTGCTTTCCGAGTGACATACCGCGGAGCCTATAGTGTTGTTTGTTCTCTTTTTATACAGCATGGCATCGAAATCTTTCCTAAGATTAACTATTGTGAACCGCGCTACATCAGGCGTGAAACATTTTGTCATGTTAGGAAAATAAAATCTAACTATATGATTTTTATGATTTGTCTGAGGGATTCGCAATCCCTGTCATTAAGGAGGAGCTATGTCGTCAACCCTACGAGAAGCCAGTAAGGACACGCTACAGGCCCAAGCCAAAACGTATCACTATTACAGCCTGCCGCTAGCCGCCAAAACCCTGGGCGATATTTCTCGCCTGCCAAAATCACTCAAAGTCCTGCTTGAAAACCTGCTGCGCTGGCAGGACGGTGATTCCGTGACCGAAGAGGATATCCATGCGTTGGCGGGGTGGCTGAAAAATGCCCATGCCGATCGTGAAATTGCTTATCGTCCCGCCCGTGTGCTGATGCAGGACTTCACCGGCGTGCCAGCCGTGGTCGATCTCGCGGCGATGCGTGAGGCCGTGAAACGCCTCGGCGGTGACACCGCGAAGGTGAATCCGCTTTCACCCGTCGACCTGGTAATTGACCACTCGGTTACCGTCGATTACTTCGGTGATGACGACGCGTTTGGCGAAAACGTGCGCCTGGAAATGGAACGCAACCACGAACGCTACGTATTCCTGCGCTGGGGCCAACAGGCATTCAGCCGCTTCAGCGTCGTGCCGCCGGGCACCGGTATTTGCCATCAGGTTAACCTGGAATATCTCGGTAAAGCGGTGTGGAGCGAGTTGCAGGACGGAGAGTGGATGGCTTATCCGGACACGCTGGTCGGTACCGATTCCCATACCACGATGATCAACGGCCTCGGCGTTTTAGGCTGGGGCGTCGGCGGGATTGAAGCCGAAGCCGCGATGCTCGGCCAACCGGTATCAATGCTAATCCCGGATGTTGTCGGATTCAAACTGACCGGCAAATTAGCGGAAGGCATCACCGCCACTGACCTCGTGTTGACCGTCACCCAAATGCTGCGTAAGCACGGCGTGGTGGGTAAATTTGTTGAATTCTATGGGGATGGACTGGACTCGTTGCCGCTGGCGGACCGCGCCACCATCGCCAACATGGCACCGGAATACGGCGCGACCTGCGGATTCTTCCCAATTGATGGCGTTACGCTGGAATACATGCGCCTCAGTGGGCGCAGCGATGATCAAATCGAATTGGTGGAAGCCTACGCCAAAGCGCAGGGCATGTGGCGTAATACCGGGGATGAACCGGTGTTTACCAGCACGCTTGAACTGGATATGAATGATGTCGAAGCGAGTCTCGCCGGGCCGAAACGCCCGCAGGATCGCGTGGCGCTCGGCGATGTGCCGAAGGCCTTTGCGCAAAGTTCTGAGCTGGAACTGAACACCGCGCAGAAAGACCGTAATCCGGTCGACTATACGTTGAACGGGCATCAGTATCAGCTGCCGGACGGTGCGGTGGTGATCGCTGCTATCACCTCCTGTACCAATACCTCCAACCCGAGCGTGTTGATGGCCGCCGGACTGCTGGCGAAAAAAGCCGTCAAAATAGGCCTTCAACGTCAGCCGTGGGTGAAAGCGTCGCTCGCGCCAGGTTCCAAAGTGGTGTCGGATTACCTCGCCCATGCCAAACTTACGCCCTACCTCGATGAGCTGGGCTTTAACCTGGTAGGTTATGGCTGCACCACCTGTATCGGTAACTCAGGTCCGTTGCCGGACCCCATTGAAACGGCCATCAAAAAAGGGGATTTGACCGTGGGGGCGGTGCTTTCCGGTAACCGTAACTTTGAAGGACGTATTCATCCGCTGGTGAAAACCAACTGGCTGGCATCGCCGCCGCTGGTGGTGGCATATGCGCTGGCGGGTAACATGAATATCAACCTGACGACCGACCCGCTGGGGCACGATCGTAAGGGCGATCCGGTGTATCTGAAAGATATCTGGCCGAGCGGGAAAGAAATTGCCCGCGCGGTGGAAGAAGTTACGACCGAAATGTTCCGCAAAGAGTATGCCGAAGTGTTCGAAGGCACGCCGGAATGGAAAGCGATTCAGGTCGATAAATCAGATACCTATGGCTGGCAACAGGATTCTACTTACATCCGCTTATCGCCGTTCTTCGATGAAATGGGGTTAGAACCGGACCCGGTGCAGGACATTCACGGCGCGCGTATTCTGGCGATGCTCGGTGATTCCGTGACCACTGACCATATTTCCCCGGCAGGGAGTATTAAACCGGACAGCCCGGCAGGGCGTTATCTGCAAAATCACGGCGTCGAACGTCGCGATTTTAACTCCTATGGTTCACGTCGCGGCAACCACGAAGTGATGATGCGCGGCACCTTCGCCAACATCCGTATTCGTAACGAAATGGTGCCCGGTATTGAAGGCGGTATGACCCGTCATCTGCCGGGTACGGAAGTCGTTTCGATTTACGATGCCGCAATGCGCTATCAGAAGCAGGGTACACCCCTGGCGGTCATTGCAGGGAAAGAGTACGGCTCGGGCTCCAGCCGCGACTGGGCGGCGAAAGGCCCGCGACTGCTGGGCATCCGGGTCGTTATCTCGGAATCATTCGAGCGTATTCACCGTTCTAACCTGATCGGGATGGGGATTTTGCCGCTTGAGTTCCCGGCAGGCGTTACCCGTAAAACACTGGGGCTCACCGGCGAAGAGCAAATTGACATCGCTGACCTGCAGAAGCTGAAACCGGGCGCAATTGTGCCGGTGACGCTGACCCGCGCGGACGGTAAACAAGAGGTGATTGATTGTCGTTGTCGCATCGACACGGCGACGGAGCTGACCTATTACCAGAACGACGGGATCCTGCATTACGTGATTCGTAATATGTTGCGTTAA